TTTAAATCTGTAGGGGTAGCCTTATCTACTACAAATAGAACTACTATATATACTACTCCGAGTTTATATAGTGCTGTAGTTACTTCTATTATGGCAGGTAATGTTGATGGATCAAGTGCAGCTACATTAAAACTTGAATGGTATGATGCATCAGCTACAACACATTATGCACTTACTGGAGCATACAGTATAGCAGCAAACGGATATTTAATTATATCTGATTCTCCTATTTACTTTGATGCAGGTGATCTTTTATCTGCAACAGCAGGAGCAGCAGACGATATAACAGTTACTGCTTTTGTAGAAGAGTATTCAACAGGATTCTAAATGGCAAAAGAACTAACAGAAAAACAAACAAAATTTATTGATGCTTTATTTGGTGAAGCACTAGGTAATCACAGACTAGCAATGGAGATAGCAGGATATAGTCCTAACACTACATGGAGAGATGTTACAGCTAATATTAACGAAGAAATATTACAAGCATCAAAAGAATACTTAGCTATGCATGCACCTAAAGCAGCAGTTGCAATTACAGGTATTATTGATGATCCTACTGAGTTAGGTAATAGAGATAAGCTAACAGCAGCTAAAGATATATTGGATAGAGCAGGCGTTGTAAAGCAAGAGAAGATAGAAGTAAACACTCCTTCTGGTTTGTTTATACTACCTTCTAAACATAGTGAAGAAGAAGAAGAAGATGGAAATTAAGTATAAAAGAAAACTAGGTTCTACTGTACCCTTTGGTTGGGAACTTGTAGAAAATTCAAAAGACTTATTAAGAAGCATACCAGAACAACATGAGCTATTAGAAAAAGCTAAATATCATGCTAAAACATCTAGTCTACGTGAAGTAGCTAAATGGTTATCAGCAAATAGTGGAAGGTCTATATCACATGTTGCTCTTTTTAAAATGTTAAAGAAGGATGAAAGTGAGCGAAATAAAAAAGCAGCAAACATCAGATGGGAGCGAGTTAAAGCCAAGACAAGGTCAGAGACGCAAGAAGATCTCATCAGGGAAGCACAAAATTATTCGATCCAAAAGGAAGCCACCACCTAGGGCTAATATAGTCGAGACTGATACTGTAGAAGATGATTTACATAATATCGAAGAAGAAAGAGATATTGTATTTCAACCAAACAGTGGACCACAAACAGACTTCTTAGCATCTAATGAAAAAGAAGTTTTATATGGTGGTGCAGCAGGTGGCGGTAAATCCTACGCTCTATTAGCAGATGTGTTGCGTTATTGCAACCATCCTAATCATAGTGCTCTTCTACTTAGAAGAACAAATGATGAGCTAAGAGAGTTGGTACAAAAGAGTCAGGAACTATATCCAAGAGTATTTCCTGGAGCTAAGTGGAGTGAAAGAAAGTCTTTATGGACATTTCCCTCTGGTGCTAGAATATGGATGACATATCTTGAACAAGACAAAGACGTTCTAAGATATCAAGGACAAGCGTTTACTTGGATAGGTGTAGATGAGCTTACTCAGTATGGTACACCATATGCTTGGAATTACTTACGTTCTCGTTTACGTACTGTAGATAAAGATTTACCTACGTACATGAGAGGCACTACAAACCCAGGCGGTCCAGGTCATATGTGGGTTAAGAAGATGTTTATTGATCCTGCACCTTATAACTCATCGTTTTGGGCAACAGATATAGAAAATGGAGAAGTACTAACTTATCCTAAAACACACGAAAAAGCAAACAAGCCTTTATTTAAAAGAAGGTTTATACCTGCTAAACTAACAGATAATCCTTACCTTTCTGAGGCAGGAGAATACGAAGCTAACTTGTTATCTTTACCAGAAGTACAAAGACAACAACTATTAGAAGGATCATGGGACATTGCAGAAGGTGCAGCGTTCACTGAGTTTAACAGAGATGTACATGTAGTAGCACCTTATAATGTTCCTACTTCATGGAAAAGATTTAGAACATGTGACTATGGTTATTCAAGTTGGTCAGCGTGTTTATGGGTAGCAGTAAGACCAGATAATAAATTAATTGTATATAGAGAACTTTATGTACAAAAGAAAACAGCAGATGAACTAGCAGAATTAATACTAGGTATAGAAAGAGAACAAGATGATAAGATATGGTATGGTGTACTTGACTCATCGTGTTGGCATAATAGAGGACAAACAGGTCCTTCGATTGCAGAAACAATGATATTACGAGGATGTCGATGGAGACAGTCCGATAGAAGTAAAGGAAGTAGGATAGCAGGAAAGAACGAGCTACATAGACTATTAAGAGTAGATGAAGAAACAGGCGAAGCAGGGGTTGAATTTTTTTCAAATTGTGTTAAACTTATATCAGAATTACCACAGATACCTTTAGATAAAAATAACCCTGAAGATGTAAACACTAAAATAGATTACGACCATGGATATGATGCACTAAGATATGGCATTATGTCTAGACCAACCCCTAGGGGATTGTATGACTTTTCCAACACAGATTGGAAGAAACCTTGGACACCTGCTGATCAAGTATTTGGATATTAAACATGGCTGAAGAACAAAGTACAGAAACAGAAATAGAAATGAAATTAGATGATACTGAGCAAGATACTCTTGCCTCGTATATAAAAAACAAATATGAGTCTTCTAGTGACTCTAGGTATTCTCAAGAAGCAAGATGGATGGACTCTTATAGAAACTATAGAGGTATCTATGGTGCAGAGACACAGTTTACTGAAACAGAAAAAAGCCAAGTATTTTTAAAAGTTACAAAAACAAAAGTTACAGCAGCGTATGGTCAAATCATTGATGTACTATTCGCAGGACAAAAATTTCCTTTAGGGGTAGAAGCAACAAGAGTACCTTCTGGTGTAGAAGAAGCTGTACACTTTGATCCTAAAAACCCAACAGCACCTGAAGAAGATCCTAATCAAGGTAGTTTATTTCCACCAGGCTCTAAAGAAGAAGAGCTAGAGTTAGGAGCATTAAAAGATTTAGCAGATGATTTAGAATTAAAAGAAGGTGCAGGAGTTACTCCTACATCTATTACATATCATCCTGCAGAAGAAGCAGCACGTACTATGGAAAAAAAGATATTAGATCAGTTAGAAGAATCTTCAGCTTCTAAACATCTAAGATCAGCAGCCTTTGAGATGGCACTTTTTGGTACAGGAATACTAAAAGGACCGTTTGCTCAAGATAAAGAATACCCTAGATGGGAACAAGACGAAGAAGGTAATGGTACTTACACACCTGAAATTAAGACAGTACCTAAGCTAGACTTTGTTTCTTGTTGGGATTTTTATCCTGATCCTGCAGCAAACAATATGGATGAAGTAGAATATGTGATTCAGCGACATAAATTAAACCATGCTGATATGAGGGCATTAAAAAATCGCCCTCTGTTTGATGAAGATGCCCTAGACGAATGTATCGAGATGGGCACTAATTACACCAGACAATGGTGGGAGGATGATTTAGATGACTATGATTCGACAAATGTTAGCGTTGATCGCTACGAAGTCTTTGAGTTTTGGGGCAACATTGATAGAACAGTTGCAGAAGACGCAGGCTTGGATATACCTAGAGAATACTCAGATGTGGATTTGGTTCAAATCAACGCTTGGGTTTGTAACAACAAAATTTTACGGTTGGCGTTTAATCCTTTTATGCCTATCCGTATTCCTTATTTTGCTGCTCCTTATGAGTTAAACCCTTACTCTTTCTTTGGAGTAGGCCTAGCAGAAAACATGGTAGATACACAACAGCTAATGAATGGCTTTATGCGAATGGCTGTTGATAATGCTGTTCTATCAGGTAACCTGATATTTGAGATAGATGAAACAAATCTCGTACCAGGTCAAGACCTAGAAGTACACCCTGGTAAGATATTTAGGAGACAAGGCGGAGCACCTGGTCAAGCACTATTTGCTACGCAGTATCCTAATGTATCTTCCCAGAATTTGATGATGTTTGATAAAGCACGAGCCTTGTCCGATGAATCTACAGGCATTCCGTCTTTCTCACATGGCCAAACTGGTATACAAGGAACTGGTAGAACAGCGGCAGGGATATCCATGCTTATGGGTGCAGCCCAAATATCTATTAAGACAGTAGTTAAAAATATAGATGATTATCTCTTACAACCTTTAGGAGAGTCTTTCTATTCGTTTAACCAACAATTTGATTTCGATCCTGATGTACAGGGTGATATAGAAATAAAAGCTAGAGGTACAGAAAGCCTTATGCGTAACGAAGTAAGAAGTCAAAGACTACTACAACTTATGCAAATTGGATCAAATCCTGCACTAGCACCTTTTGTAAAGTTCCCAGTAATACTAAGAGAGATAGCACACTCATTTGATCTTGATGCTGAGAAATTTGTAAATGATGAAAGAGAAGCTTTAAGACAAGCTAAAGTTATGCAAGCATCAGGTATGATGCAAGGACCACCACAACAACCGCCAGGAGCAGGAGGAGCACCAACTCCACCAGAAGGAGGAGGAACAGTTCCACCAACTAGTCCTGCAGGAACAGGTAATAGTCAAATAGGAGCAGGTGGAGCACCAGAACCAGGAATGCCAGGTTTTTCAGGAAGACCTCCTACTGAAGGAGAAATTCAGTGAGTCCAGAAGTAGCTAGAAAATTATTAGTACTAGTCAACAACAAACCTTCTATGGATGCATTATTTGAATACGCAGAAGAAAGTATAAGGTCACATGTTAAGAATTTAGTAAGAGAGCCAGATCATAACAATGTTTTAAAAATACAAGGTAGCATACAAGAACTACAAAGATTTGCTACGTTCAGGGATGAAGTAATACAAAAAGCTAACGAGGGGAAAAATGGAACAGGCATTAGCTAATACGAATGAACAGACTGCTTCTGTTTTAAAAAAACCTTTAAAAGAAAGACTATTAGAATACCATGTAAGAGCCACGCCTGAAGAAGAGGCAGAGTTTTTTAAAAATCATGAGCATAAAGCAGAGGTAAAAGGTAATAAAATATATCTTAACGAAAGTAGGATGTCTTCTCAAGAAGAAATAGATGATATGTTTTTTATGGAGACTTTTCACAATCTAGATATAGTTGATCCTGAAATATACGAT